TGGGTAATTCTTCACGATTAATTATTAATTCGGTTGTGTTCTTTAAATCTTTCTTGTCGAACCATCCACTCCGGCTATCATCATTACCATAAATCATTACATCTGGATTTTTATAAATATATCGATCTGCATTTTGAAGAAGATATCTACCCCAATCTGGTGTGATATCATTTTCATCAGTAAGGTCTGATAATGCATAAATCATAATATTCGGATTATCACCATACACTTCACGTATCATCTTGATTCTAGTATTGACATTCAAAGGATTACGTTCTGTCCCGCATTCTTGAGCACTACCAACAAGAATGAGCATCCGATCACAAATCAACAAACCAGTATCAATAAGTTTTTCATGGCCTTTGTGGAACGTTTGAAAACGCCCACAAACAAGCCCAACATCATATGGTTTCATGTTATTTCTTCTCCTCTTTAATTCCAAGTGTATAAATAAATGTTACTAAGAACACAATGAAAAAAGCGATATATATAATAATTGCTGCAGGAATAGTAAATATAATTGTAATAAATATATATATCTTACCGAACCAGTTTTTATTTTGGGACCACTTTTTATATTCTTTTATTGGTAATAATTCATCAATTGCACAATTAATTATTAAAATTGTTGTGAAAAGAATTTCGATTAACAAGAATGATATAAATATGTTCTCCATTATTCTGCCTCCACTTTTAATTCAGGATTAAATACCGGAATCTTCTCTGATTTGAAGAGACATCGTTTATGCATTAAATCAATCTTAGCTTTTACAGCCAGATCGTCAATCTCTCCTGTACGAAGATATCTGTCCAGAACTTCATATGGGAATCCTAAATTGTCCTCATCTGTCTTTCCACATAATCCATCAATTGGAATCTTTTCAATAAGTTCTGTAGGAAGCAATAATTCATATCCAAGTTTTTTAACTTCATATACAGTTAATTTTCCTAACGGACTAAAATCACCTGCCGAATCACCATACCTGGTTTCATAACCGACATATGATTCTGAAAGATTACATGTATTTGCTACTCTTCCATTACAAGACTGAGAGACAGCATATAATGTAGACATTCTAATACGTGCCGGAAGATTTATTTTTGTCTGTTCGCTGATCTCGATTCCTGAGCTTTCGAGTCTTGACAATACACTTCGAACTGTGTCGCTAATGTTGATTTCGTATGATTTAATATCAAGAAATTCACAAAGCTTGTACGCAGCATAAATATCTTTCTGCTGACCCTGTGGCATTAGTACACCAATTACACGATCTTTTCCAAGAGCTTCTACACAAAGCGCTGCTACTACGGAAGAATCTTTTCCACCAGAGATTCCTACAATTGCATTGCAGCCGGGACCATTCTGATCGAACCAGTCTCTGATCCACTGTACAATTTCATTCTTGAGTTCTTTAAAATATCCATCGTAATATTTCATCTTATAATCCTCCTAAACAATTAATATATTGTTTAACATTGCCATTATCATATGTCTTTGTAATCAATACGGCAGACACTGTTTGTCCTATTCTTCCATGATATTTACGATATGTACTTTCATCACTAAGTGAATATTCCACTCCGTTATAGTCTACCGTAATTTCATACTCGGCATAATCTGTCCGAAATTGTGGAACATGATTAATTATACCTATGAAACGAGTTTCTTTCGGTTTATAGTATTCATTAACAATTTTGACTTTTACACTTTCTTCTTTCTTATCAATACATTTAGCGCAACCAGTCAACATAAATGCACTGATAAGCAGAAGAATTAATATAGTAGTTACCTTTTTCATTTTGATTCCTCCTGCAGTTCCTTTCTTACTTTCATAAGAATTTATATGTAACTCCTACTGTCCTTTATGTCTTGACATATCGACTGTTGTTTTAAAATATTTACCAATTGTTGCAATTGTTGCACAAATAACAGGGATCATTGGTTTCGTAAATCTAGTTGTATTAAATATGATATTTAATCCATTAACCAATGCGTCCCCTACAAAAAATTTCAGTATACATCCACCTATGTAAGCAAACATAAATGATAATGCCGGACTAATAACAAGAGTGAAAATCGCAAGGATGATTACTGTAAACGCACCTATTCCTTCTAATGTATTATCTTTTCTGTTCATTTAATTCCTCCGAATCTTTTTCATATTCAACTACAATTACATGTAATCCATATCTTCTTGCAGTATCAATCATATTTTTTGTACCTCGCGATTCACCATCCCAAAATGCGATCAACGTACCAGAGCCTGATTCTGATGCAAATTTTGCCATTTCATTATTACGTCTAGGGCCAGCAGACTTTCCATAAACTCCCCATAACGCTTGAAATCTTATAACGGAGTAACCATTATCAAACGCATAACATTCACCAAGCCTATCTGCACCTTTTGCACCACCACTGATAACTCTAATTTGCTGAGTGTTATTAACTTGATTCTCTTCGATATAATCTGACACAGTTTTCTTAAGCAAACGATAATCATCAAAATCTCGTGAACCGGCTATAATAATATTCATCGCCTCGCTCATTCATCCAGCCTCCATAATTCCACATCATAATCTTTAAGTTCCTCTTCAATGATTTTATAAACCATTTCCCAGTCTGCTCCCCCTCTTCCACAACCAATCTTATACGGAAGTGCTACTGAAGTTCTACAAAGATCTTTTCCTTCTAGTCCATTTTTTTCACGCCATACTCCAAAATGTTGCGAAATATATCTTAAACCATATCTAAAAGCTTCAAGATCTGTATACTGTTTACCATCATATCCATATTTATTTTGTGCGAATAAAGACAATACAATTTGACCTCTATCTTTCAATAAATATGCATCACACGTTCCGAGTAGTTCTTCCGACTCGAACTTACAAAACTCACAAAACTTTCTATAGTGTTTATAAATGCCTTCATCATAATCTCTTAATGCTTTAGCGACTCCAGTGTTCATTTCTCCTTGGCAGTTAACCTGATGAATTATAAAATCTGTCTTTGCATTAACGATATTACCTTCAATAATTTTAATCATAAATCTTTTCCTATAAATCCTGAAATGTAAACTTCTCGCCACAGGAGCAAATCACTTCTCCAATAGTTCCGATTGATGTTGGTGTAAAGCACCATGTAAGAGAGCCGCCTATGCAACCATGTCCCATTGCTCTCTGTTCCATAGTTTTCAAACCATGTTTCTCAGCATCATGTTTTAATTCCCACTCTCTGATTTTCTCTTGTTCTTTTTCTGAAATTGGAAATCCTCTATACAGATCCTCTTTCGCTTTTTTCAGTTCTGCTTCCATTCTCTGCATTTCAGAATCTTTATAATGCTCATCTTTGAGCTTCTTGTTTTCTTCTTCTAAGTATTTAATTCGTTTTTCATAAGTATCTGCTTTATCAACAATCCCCTGACAAAGATCTGAAACTGAATCCGTAAAATATGTACTACTCATTTTTATACCTCCTTCATTAAATATTTCACTGGAACCCTTTTAGTCAGCCAAACTCCATTTTTAGATAAGTAAAATTTGTATCCATCTTTGTACATCTGTTCACTATTGATAGAATAAACAACTTCTTTACCATGTCTCTTGCCGACAGCTTTGGCGGTTTCAACATCTTTTGACAAATGAACATATAAACGACTTTTAGGAATCAGTCCATTCTGATCAATAGACGCTATATATTTCTCGCCAGTTCCATGATAAAGAATTTTAGGTGGCTCTTTCTCTTCCAGTTCTACATCTACCGGAATTGAATGTCCCTGATTCGCTCTGATCAATGTCTTGTCATCATTGAAAGAATATCGCTGCTTATTGTCAGTCCGTACAATTTCCTCTAAAAATTCTTTGTTGAATCCGGGATTGTTTTTAGCGATACCCTGAATCAGTTCTTCTACATTCGCCCAACCATGTTCATCTATAGTAATACCAATAACTTCAGGCTTATGTCTTAATATAAGACTTATATATCTACTAATACTTTGTAAATTCATTCTCTTTACTCCTCTTTACTCCATAAATGATGAAACGTGTACAGTTACAAAATCACTATGTGCACGAATATAATCCAAAGTTTTTACTGTATCCTCTACAATTGCAATCTGAGACGGCTTAAGCCCAAGCTTTTGTTGCAGCGTCTGAAGCACAGTAAGTTTTTCTGTCTTTTCTAAAGTAAAATAGATATTATCATCCGGAAGGCCGTAATTATCTTTGATAAAAGCTCTTTTGCCGGGGATCTCACTGAAAGGACTCTTTGAACAAGCATATACTTTGTCAATACCTTTCTTTTGAATGAACTCTTGCATTAATTTAATCGGACGCACATCTTTATACGGATTCTCACTGGAAGCTACAAGTCTATCCCATTCATCATCAGTCATACTATGACTTAATTCAGAGAACTCATACGGAGCAAGTACTCCATCTACATCCATTACTACAATCACATCATCTTTTAATAAATAATCTGTAATTTTACTCATCTTTGTTTCCTCCGTTTAATCTTTCTCTAATGTCTTCAAATGTTTCTTTATTGCAAGCTTTCCCATCTACAAATACGGTACTTAACGCTCCGTCACGAAATACATCATTATACCCGTCTTCACACTGTAATTCTCCATTGTCATCGTAATATATACAACAACACCCTTTATGAGATTTTTTCAAATGACTCGTATCGGTTTTTGGATCTTTATAGATCATAATTGGCTCGCCATTGACAATTCCATAGGTGGCTTTCATAGCAATACCAAACATATCTCTGGTTACAACAACCATATGTCCATCGGGTTCTATAACTGCTGAGAAGCAAAATGCTCCGACTCCGAATACGATATTGTTTGCAGCAAATCCTTTTTTCTTCAGTTTTTCCCATACCTGCTTTACATTATTAAGAGTACATCCGTCCCCATAAATAATTCCAATGTGCGGATCAAGCACTTTATATCCCTTGCTATTTACTGTTCCGCCGAATGTATTCCAAAGCTTTTCAATTGTCTCTACAGCAATTTCTACCATATCTCCGGAATCTGGACGGACCAGAAGTTTGCCATTATGCTGCATGATTTCTTTTTTACAAGCCGGAAGAATATTATCAATCATGTTCCAGTAATCATAAGTGTCAGATACCATACTAAAAGATGCATTAGGATATAGTTCCGTAAGTAGTCTTTTTACAAATGTGATTTCATCACCGTCTACTGCATAATTTGAAGCCATAACTGAATGTTCTGTTGATACAGCACCAATTCCGATTCTTTTAGTCCAACAGCAAGCATCATAATACGTATCTATATAATCAATGGCCGGAATTGTACTTGTCTTATCAAATGATAATAACCAAGCAGATGAACATCTTACTGCCTCTTCCATGCAAGACATTCCTCTCATACCAAAGTCTGAGCATGCCATTTCAGGTCTTAAAAAGTCATCACAAGTCATTTTATAGTAGTTGTTTGCAAGTTCTCTATACATATGACTAATTGTTGCATGAGCACATGGTTTCCAGAGTTCAACCTGCAGGATACATTCTATCCACTGTACTACCCAAGCAAAATCTGGATGTGTGTTTGTAATCTCGATGCATGGAATGCCCATTGGTACTAATGTTCCCTCCGGGATAGCACGTATCTGAATTGGAAGATAACCTAATTTATAAAGTTTCATAATAGGCTCTAGGTCATAACTATTTCCTAACTGTATATCCATACTGTATTTATATGTATGCTCAACTTCTACTGCTGTTAGCTCGAAAAAATTTTCATTGAAATAGTCAACCAGATATTCTTCAATAAATGCTTGTAAACCAAAGAAAACCATTTTGTTCTGATTCTTAAGCATTGATCGTCGTGGAGTCCAGTAGGAAACAAGTTTTGTTAATCCTTTTGGATAGATTTTATTATGAATTTGTTTATATGTATCTGAAAGTAAAATTGCTAAAGTATTATTCATAACTCCTCCTTAATCATTCGCTTCTTTTACAAGCTCGTCCACATTGTCTTTCAAATATTGACTGACTTTAATATAACCATCTGTATTATTCTTCTCTGCAAATCCTCTGAATTTTACTCTGGCAGGATAAGCATTTGAAACTGATCCGTCTTCTTCGATATCTACACAAATCGCCCATCCGAATGTATGTAAAATCATATTAATCCACCAGAGAAATCCGTTATTCTTAAATTCTTCCCATGATTTCTTTTCTACCATTTGAATTTTCTTATACTTATCACATGTACTATTCGGACTGCAATAACATCTATCATGTTTATGTACACACGTTTCGCAAATCTGTGCTTTCATATACTATTTCTCCATTCCTCTTGCATTCTTTCATATTTCACATTGATTCTCCGAAAAAAGATTGCTTTTTTGCATGTATTATTCTTCAAATTCTTTCTGTGCCACAACTCTACAACCATAAAGTCCTAACAAATCATGTAAATCAAACTCTTCAATATCGTTCTCATCAGCAATCTTATCGCTATGCACAAGAATTTCATCATCCATCTCGGCAGCATGAATTGTCTGTCTAATAATACTTAACATAGTTTCAACTGCATACTCATAACCTTTAAGATTATCTTCATTCATATCACTCGTAATAGTGTCTTTCATTTTATTCATCTGTTCCTCTAAAAACTTTGGAACATTACAAACTGTAAACATCATTTCTTCATTCATCCTCCACTGGTTCATATTTTTTAAACAATCTACCCATTGTCAAATGATTAAATTTACCCAAATCCATTGCACAAGCAACAACATTATGAGGTGTAGAAGCCCCAATAAATTCACATAAATATTCTGTTAATGATGAATATTCAATATCTGTTGATATTTCTTCATCCCCAGGTTTTCTAATCCATCCAATCATTTTCTTATGATTAATTGTTATTTCTCCTTTATCAAGTGAATATAATACACTACCATTGCTACTTCTCCACCAAGCATCTTCACCTGCGAATTTAACAAATTCTTCTTCTGACATATCTGAGATCCTATTAAATGTTTCATCATACATTAACCAAACTTCATATCTATTACTCTTGTATGTGCATATCGCTCCACATTCTTTTTGGTAATCTAATAAATCTAATAATACAAAAAAGAATTGTTCAAGATTATTTCCTAAAATTTCTTTCATTTTCTCACCACCCTAAAGGAATAATAATTTGTTTCATAATATTCCTCCTTATCTAAACCTCTCAACCAATTCAATCTTAGGACTTTCCAGATTTGTCAAAATCGTATCTGTCGTATAAATCTTCTCAATTAATCCATTATTTTTCAGAAGTTCTCCTTCATAAATAGTGTTTTCACAATGAGTTACATAAAGATAAATCTTACCTACACCGGCCTCTTTCAGCTTTTTAGCACTATAATAAAAAGTACCACCTCTGCTACAAATATCATCTACAATAAGGATATCTTTACCTGGTAACTGATCAATTTCACCTGATAAATCTAAACCTTTAATTTCTCCAGTCTCCCAATCTCTATTCTTAATACCGAAAGCATATGGAAGATGTACTGCTGAAGAATATCGCTTCATGGATCCCGCATCCGGATAAAACATCATAAGGTTATTACTCGCAATCTTCTTAACAGCATCCTCAATCATTCGATTCGGGGATTCTACATGTACTTTATTAAATAATGCGGCAGATACATCAGAATGCGGATCTAAAACTTCTACTTTTCCAAAATGTAATGAATTAATAGTCTGAGCAAAATATTTTAAAGTAAATAATTCGTTCTCATGCTTGACTCGATCCATACGTGCATCTGGGATATAAGGCATATATAAATTAGGCACTACTCTATGATCCCAACAATATCTAGTAATATATTCAACTGCTGTTAATTCTTCCATTGATTCAAAGAACCATTCAATATTATCTCTACACCATCCTCCGATGGGTGGGATATTCTTAAATAAGAATGTCCCATCAGGATATTTGTCAAGTTTGATTTCTACACCGTTTAATTTAATCATTTAAATCACCTTTCTACCATGTAATACAGTTACTGGTTTCCCATCTAAACTTATTAGTTTCATATCTTTCATTATATAATTGTTCTAGTTTAGCAAGCTCTTTATCAGTAAGATTTGCTTGCTGCATGATATTTAATATTCCACTCAGTAAAGATGCTATATCTTGAATATTCGTTCTGAAAGAATAATCGTCTTTTAAATCGTCATGCAGCATTAAATCTATACATTCTGGTTTTTGTGATAATTGCATAATTTGTTCTTTTACTCTATTCAATTAATTCTCTTCCTTATGAAAAATACTAAATTCCCAGTTACTTTTCTTGAACGTTTCACGTATAAGTGCAACTGACTCCCAATATTCCTTAAAATGAGTTATAGCTAATGTCTTTTTACATGGAAGACCTGCATTTATTATGTCTGTTTGACATCTTTCATATAGTTCTTCCACATTTAACTTCCCATATCTCAAAGTATCCTGATGTGGATTTGAAACATTGGTTAAATCTTCCATATCCGGATTAATTTCTTCCTTATTACATTCAGTTTGGAATGCACCGGCTCCATGCCGTGTCATGTATGTACGTGTCACATAACAAGCTTCTATATTAATCTCATCGGTCCAATTTACAGACTTTATAATTCTGGCAGGATTCTTAATACCAGTATTTGATGGTGTAAGATGTGGGTAATATTCAGTATTATTTTGATCCAAAAGAAGCCCTTGACCATTTTCAAACACAATGGTGTCGTATCCGTTAAGTAATTGATCATTATTTACAACATGGACATGTGACATCATAAAATCAAGATCTTCATCGTAATGATCCCAAAGCCCCTTGAAATGAGTAAACAATTTTTCTTCCTGCTCAGATAATATAATTCCCATGTGCTTGAACATTTTTTTATAATATGACCATGATAATATAAATGTATTAATATTATTTTTATATCGTTGAATTGTATTATAAATCCCCATTCCGCAACTTCCGTGTTTATCCCGACAAAAATATACTTATCTGCCTTTCCGACTTCTCTTT